GTCGCGGTATAGACGAGTTGGAAGAGATGAAGAAACTGTATCTGTACCAGTTGAAGCGGATTAGTATAGATGGTGCGACCGAGTCCAAGATTAACAAATTGTTTGGCTCGCAGAGTAAAGAGATTAAGCTGGCCTACGACATGTTACAGCAGATGATGCAGAAAAAGATGGAGCTGGGGATACTCAGTAAAGCACCCGAGAAGGTTGACGTGACAGGAACCATGACCGGTGGCATACTGAACGTGACCCCGAATGAAGTGGACGAGGGAGACAAGCAGAAGTTAGGGTTGGCCGCAGGTAAGATACTGCAGGCACTGGCCCAGAAGAAAGGAATAGAACAAGACGAGGAGGAAACAGAGTGAAGACCGACATAGTAGTAAGCGTGAGTGGACAGTTGGACATGGAATTGAAAGAAGAGACCACACCGCTCGAGATATTCAAGAACATCCGCGAGCAGTGGGGTTTGAAGGAAGAGAACATTGTTAGTCCGTTTGTAGTAGTGCACGATAAGACTCGGAATAAGTATAGAGCTGTAGATACTGATGAGGAGATTGGTAAGGTAGACCCGAAAAGAGAGGTAGTTAGAGCAGTTATGCCCATTAATAAGCAATAGTTTACAATAACTGGTAAGTTTGTTCGCTTTTCGTCAGAGAACAGGAAATTGACAGTAATTGACAGTCCCGTCATGACAGGAACGAATGAGGGTGGCTCCTAGGGCGAGTAAAGCACTTTTGCAGGGCGAACAAGACATTAAAAGAGGTGGTTAGTTGGATAAGTTAATCAGAGCGGAAGACGGAAGGTTAATGTTTAGATGCCCGGGATGTAACGGTATCCATGCTGTTACGGAAGAGATATGGGAATTCAACGGAGACTTAGAAAAGCCGACGATAAGGCCAAGTATACTCAGTAAGTTTACCCCGAGTGCAGAGGGGATAGAACGTAAGATATGCCATTCGTTTGTAACTGAGGGCAGGATAAGGTTCTTGAATGACTGTACACATTCGCTGGCCGGAAAGACAGTATCGCTGGTAGATGTATCCGAAGAGAACTATAATATGGAACTAGTTGAAAAGCTAAGAGGAGGACCAGACCATGAATGAACAGGAAAAAGTAGTAGAATTGATGTGTTGCGGTAAGGAAAGAAAGGTAGCAGTGGAAGGAGAAGGTGTAGTCCACTGTCCGGAATGTGGTAAGGAATATGTACTGGATGAAGGAGAAGTAGTACCGACTGGAAGAGGATTGTTGTTAGGTTAGGAGGTAAGGCATGAGCGTAATACTAACAGACGACACAAGAGAGATAGATAAGTTGCTGACTGAACTCGATGAGCAACTGGATGAGAAGAGTACCAAAATGCTCATTGACTTAATGCAGGATAACAAGGGGAACGAGTTAGAAGTGTTAAGAACGCTGATGAATTACACGTACAAGTGGGACCCGGTGGGAGTTAGAGAGTTCATAGAAAGTGAAGAATACCTCGGCAGGCAGGGTGAAGTGTACCCGGCACTGCTTAGTGACTTGACAGAATTGTTCAGTGGGGACTACATTGAAGCCGTCTTGACGGGGGCAATTGGCTGGGGTAAAAGTACATTCGCAGAGTTAGCACTGGTAAGAATGATATATGAAGTTAGCTGTTTGAGGAACCCACAGAAAGCGTTCGGGTTAATGCGTGGCTCAGTAATAGCATTCATCAATGTTTCAGTTAACAAGGAAAATGCCAAGAAGGTAGTGTTCCAAGGTATCAAGTCCAATGTTATAGACAGTCCGTACTTTAGTGAGCGGTTTCCACTGAAAGCAGAGAAAGCGGAAGAGCTAAAGTTTCCGGAAAAGGTCTGGGTATTCCCGGCCGCGGCTGGTGAGTCCGGTATCATTGGGTATAACGTATTCGGTGGAGTAATGGATGAGGTTAACTTCATGGCCGTGACTGATAACAGTAAGAATGCGGCAGGAGGACACTTCGACCAAGCACTGACACTGCAGGAAGCACTGATACGTAGAATGAAGTCTCGTTTCATGAAGAGAGGGAAACTGCCCGGGATATTGATACAGATATCGTCCAGTAAGTACCCGGAAGATTATACCGAGCGGAGAATAAAAGAGGCGAAAGAACTAGAGAGGTCGCCGAATAAGACCAATGACATATTCTATAGAAGGTACAGTCAGTGGGATACATTGCCCTCGGATAAGTATAGTGGAGAAAAGTTTAAGATTAGTCTGGGAGATAGTGTCCAGCCGTCCGAGATACTAGAAACAGAAGAGGACGTGGAAAGAGCGAAAGAGAACGGTATGGAAATGTTAGAGGTACCGATTGAATACTATCGTGACTTTGATAAGGATATTGACGCGGCGATACGAGATTTAGCAGGGAGACCGACATTGACTATTGCTCCGTACCTTTCTAATAGAGCGGCTATATATGAAGCGATGGAGAGAGGTAAGAAAGAGCAAATGCCAATAGTCCATCCGTTTACGAAAGAGTACACGACTCTACAGGATGGTGCAAGTTTCGACCTCCGCAAGTTGAGACTGCCGGCATTGCAGGGGTACATCGAAGAGCTGGAGGATAAGAAGCACTTAGACGCGGAAGAGAAAGAGAAACTAGAAAAGTACAGAAAGCAGTATAAGTACTTGAAGGGTAGGAAGAGGTTCCTGCATATTGACTTAGGTATCACGGGAGATAGTGCCGGTATAGCCATGGGATATGTAAAAGACTACCAAGAAGTGATAAGAAGGAACAGTAACGGTGATGAATTTATAGAGAAAGCACCGATAGTTGTGATTGAGTTCATGTTAGAGATACGTCCGCCCAAGCACGATGAGATACAGATAGCAGATGTCAGAGCACTGGTATTCGAACTAGTAAGTTACGGCTACAGAGTAAGTAAGGTTACCTATGACCAGTTCCAGTCCCGAGAGTCAAGACAGCAGTTAAAGCGTCGGGGCATTCAGTCAGAGCACCTGTCAGCAGATACGAACCCGGAAGTGTATGGGTCATTGAAGGAAGCACTGTATGAGGACAGGGTTATTATGTATCAGTACAATAAAGCGTACACAGAACTGGTGAAGTTAGAGCAGAACCAAGAAAAGAACAAGGTAGACCACCCGCCCGGAGGTAGTAAGGATGTTGCCGATGCGATAGCCTCAGTATGTTACCATTGTACGCAAGCAGAGAAGACAGCTCCACCGCCACCGCCGAGTATGGGTAAGCTGTATACAGATAATGAAGAGAAGCCGGAGCAGAAAGAGTTCAAGATGCCGATAATTACGAACTAGTACGCATAGTATAGTGTATGAGCGGGAAGGAGGTTAGTGATGGCTAATATTGTAATGGAAAATATAGTACAGAGAGTACAGGGAGCACTTGATAGATTAACTGGTAAGGAAGCCGGGGGTGATGACTCCTCGCAGGAGACGAGAGGTCAGAGTTCAGAGACCTCAGCTATCAACCAAGATAGTTACAAGTGGTACTTAGACCAGATGAAACTTGCCAAGAACCGGAAGGGTAAGTACAAAGAATACGACCGGATGGATGAAGAGGACCCGGAATTGATATCAGCACTAGACATCTATGCGGATAACGCCACGAAGGGTGATAGTGAGACGGATACTATTATAGAGATAAGTGCGGATAGTGAGAAAGTACAGCAGATACTGGAACAGGCCACGGAAGACTTGAAACTTGATAGTGAGATATGGTCTATAGCAAGAGAACTGGCTAAGTACGGAGACGAGTTTGAAGAGTTAGTTATAGATAGTAAGTTCAACTTCGATAGGTTGAAGTACTTGAGTCCGAAGACCATGTACCATGTGGCAGACCAGTACGGCCGTAAAGATGAAGACTATCCGTATCAGCAGAGAGTTGGTGAGCACGAAAAGCCGATTAAGTTCAGAGACTGGCAGATAGTGCACTTTAAGCTGAGACGGTCAAGGAGTTCAAGTTACGGTGTAGACGGTTCAGTACTGTACCCGATAAGAAAAATCTTCAAGCAGGTTTCAATGATGGACGACGGTGTAGTACTTGCACGACTAACCAGAGCCCAGCAGAGATACGGCTTTACGATAGACACGACCGGGATTGAACCGGGACAGCCCACGCTTGATTACTTAGAGCAGGTCAAGGAGGGTATGAAAAAGAAAAGAACAATCGACCCCAGAACAGGAAAGATGGACTTAGACTACAACCCGATGAGTATGGAAGAAGATTTGTTCCTGTCATCGAAGGATGGTAATGGTAGTAGTGTACAGATACTGCAGGGTTCGAGTAACTTAGGACAGCTGAAAGATGTTGAGTATCTCCAAAATAAAAAGTTCGCTGGTATTAAAGTACCGAAGGCGTATCTGGGTGTGGAGAGAGATGTTAATGCTAAAGCAACACTTACGCAACAGGACATCCAATTCGCTAGGAACGTAAGGCGTATTCAAATTGCTTTAATTACAGGACTCCGCAAGATATACAACATATCACTTATACTTGCCGGAATATCTCCATCTAACGTTGAATACACAGTTGGACTTCCGATTATCTCGACTGTGGATGAGATGAGAAGGTGGGAAATTGAAAAGATTAAGACAGAACTCGCTATTAAGTATAAGAAGGAACTTGATGTAGACCTTGAATGGGTATTGGTTAACCTGTTAGATATGACTGAGGAGGAAGTGGAAGACGCACTTGCATACTTAGATGATGACAGTAGAGCGACCAGAAAGCTAATGGACCTCAAGACTCCGGCACAGGTTATTGATGATAACCCGCAAAATGAAGCGGAAGAGCTGACTGATAGAGAAATCAGACTGGCTAAGATGAGTATGAGGGAAGAGCTAGAGACTCTGCAGGAGTTAGTGGACTGGGAACTTGAAAGCAAGAGAGGTCACGGAATACTAGACCAGAAGG